AATGTATTCGTCACCAGCCCCCCTCGGCTGCACTTATTTTAACATCATGAGTCACTTTTATGCATCTAAATCATCTGGTAAAGAAAACACAAAACGCAATAGTAAGACAGTTAAGCATGTTGTTGATGTTCCACGTACGAAGGAGTTTGACCATAGGACAAAAATCGAGAAAGAGTTTGACATAGTTGTGCCCGAATTCGTTTCTACGTCCTTGTCGAAAATGCGCTGGAACAGGCAGGTTAATAGGGTATTTGTTGATAAAGCTGTCAATAATATTATATCCAATAAATCTGCAAATGAGCGTGTGCGAACGGAGAACCCCGGGAAGTTGGCACACCAAGCCTTTGTTGTTAAGAACAACAGAGCAGATGTCGAATTGACTGCCGTTGTGGAGTTGATCGACAGGGGGCATAAGGTTGCCTTTGAGCCTTGTGCATTGAAGCTCCACCGTAAAGGGTGGTTGTATTCAGTGGATGACCACGTTATCTCAAAAACTTCCAACAAGGAGTTTAAGTCACTTAACATCAACAAGGAGTTTTATGGGTGTAGACCAGAAACTCAGGTTAGAGCGGAAGTGACTTCTAGAGAGAGACGTTTTGAAAGGAGGATGAAGGAGAGGAATTTGCACGTTGTGGCATCTTCGTTGAATGGAAACAATGGGGAAGCAACTAATGCGGACGACGTCTCCGGGGCTAGACGTAAGGACAAGAAGTGGTACAAACCCCTTGAGACGAAGGATAGCGATTTGACTGATGTCGAATCGGGTTCTGTCACCTCGAGTGGTTCGGGAGATACAGTGGTTGTAAGTAAGAAGCGGAATGCTCATCGCGGTCATAGGAAGAAACTACTATCACCTGAGGATGAGTTGTTCGTTTCGAATGGCAGCATTGGCATTTTCTCGACAAGGTTGGTGTACCACAGGAAAAATCTGAAGATGTTGATTTTATCCATCTTCATGTTTTGTATGGTTTCTGGCTTGACAGTGGATACTTTGTTGAATTCATCAGAAAGAAAGAACCATTTCATGTTCTTGCTGTGCGAGTTGTTGTCAGTTTGCATTAGCTTCTTCGAGTATATTTGGCACAAGAGTGCAAGTTACTCCGAGAACTATTCCAGAGCTAGTGTTTATGTGTTCGACAATCTTGTGCCTATTGGGATTCTACTGGGATCGATTTTTATCTCAGTAGTTGCGTTCTTCATTTATAGGTTGGTCGTTTATTGTCGGAGCTTCAGGAAGCTGCGCCACGAGGTGGGTGGCACAGAGCTTTCTGGTGAAATTCACGCAGATCGTACGGACTACATAGAGATAAAGTTCTATGAGCACGAGTATGCATTGAAATCTTTGGGTTTCAACGCATATTTGAAAGTCGATGTGTACCCAAATTTGATCAAGACTGTACTGGTCGATTTGGGTGGGTTGAAAGTTGAGCAAAGTACCCAAGAATTGCTCTCTGGATATCTTCACCAGAAGGTTAGGGAGAAGATCAAGCACGTTGACTTGGTTATTCTCAATAACACAGTCACCGCCGCTTACCAGCAGATGTGTATTAGGAAGATAAGGATGAATGAAGGTAGAGGCGATGTTGGCCATACCTATTCATACCTTACTCCTGATATCATCTGAGGTTTGTGCAGTGGGGCAACGGGGTGCTATCAATTGGGTATTTATCGTATGAAAAATGTGTTGTGTGATGTGCGTAAAACATTTGTTTATAATGATAAGTTAGAGTGTTTAGCTAAAAATAATCCTAAATTAGTTGAACAGTTGGTTTTAATTGGTAGAAAATTTTCTGACTTTGTATATAGTCTTAAGTCAGGAACGTTGATGTTCCCCACCGAGGATCCTGGAAATATTATGGATTATGTAAATAATTATAAAACATTTTTTGGACCTGTATATTATTGTGGTGCTGTGTGTTATGCTAAGGAATCGTTGAGTAATTTGAGCAAGGCTCTAACTAGAGTGACTTGCTCACGTGAACCCGACATTCCTGGTTTTTCTTTGGACATGGAGAGAAACCAAATGTATTCTTTTGACATGTCCGGCTCGACTGTTTGGCACACGGTTTGGCGTAATTATTTTAGTTGGCTTAAGTCTAGATGTTTTTGCCCTGTACAGGAGTTGGGTGAACATTTTGATGTTATTAAGACCGACTCTGAGCGTCTGCATCCTAAGCGGAAATTGAGAATGCAGGCGTATCAGGAGCTTATAGACAAGGGTACTCTTTTGACTATGGATTATTTGAGGAGTATCGGTGGGAAGTTGAAATGTCCAGAGTGGGCGAAACCCGGTAAATTTCCTAGACTTGTGGGTGACTACACTTGTCCAGGATCATTGCTTGGTGGAGCTGTGTGCGCTTGTATAAAGCATGTTTTCGAGGAATGGTACGTCATAAAGGACCTTCAGATGAGGTTCGTTTTCACACCTGATTACAATACTTTGAAAGATTGTTATTCTAGGTTGCTGACGGAAGGTGTTTTCACTTTCATTTATCATTCTGATGATGCATGTGCTAGCATTCCTTGTTTGGATAAACAAGTTTATGTTAACATAGATATAAGCAGTTGTGACGCTTCTAACGGTGTTAGTGTCTTTAAGTTTGTGTCCAATCTGGTTAAGGACACGTATTGGGGTAGAGTGGTTGATCTGTGCATTAAGCAGTGTGAGAAACCGCTCAAGATATTCAACCCTAGGAACCCGCGCGAGAAGGTGAAGTTAACTAATGTTGGAGGACCGATTGAGTACTCCGGGACAGTGTTGACAACATTGCTAAACAATGTTGCAACTAGTGCCATTTGTCTTTCTATATACGTGAATTGTAGGAATGTTCACAGTAGAAACATTAGTTCTTCCATCGCAAAAGCCGCGGCGGCGGTCGGCTATAAAGTTACTGTCGAGGTTGCTGAGGTCTTTGAGGATGTACAATTCTTAAAGACTTCACCAACAAGGTGTTCCAACGATGTAAGTGTTTTTCTGAATTTCGGGGTTATCTTGAGATCCTATGGGAGTTGCAATGGCGACTTACCAGGAAGGGGCTCGATAGCACAAAGGGGTTACTTGAGAAATTGCGAGATTACTCAAGGTATGTGCCATGCTGGGGATAGCTCCATAATGCGCATATTACGCACCCGTTTTCCCAAACGTCAGGGGAAGGAGAATATACATTGGTTGGTTGACAATATGAGCGGTTTTGAAGAGAGTGTTGTCAGTGACGAAGCTATACGAGCTCGTTACAGACTCAGCGAGCATGAATACATGATTTTGCTGTCTCTTCTTGAACAAGCTGATATAGGTGACATTGTATGTTGTGATGCTCTTAGAAAGATTTTCTCTAAGGATTACGGCTTGTAGTGTCGTTTCATCAAGTGGTTTTCAGTTGTTGATGTTACTTGGTGTGTTGTAAAAG